TTTTCTCATCCTCGACTCGTTTAATTACTAGCGATAGCCAGTTAGCCTCGGCTTCTGGATCAACGCAGATTTTCTGCCTGTTAGGTCTACGTTGCACGGCATCGGTTATGTCCGCTGTCTTGAGGAGTTCGTGATATTTTTCTGTCATGGATTGGCAGAAGGCCAGGGTGGATCGTGCTGATTCGTTATACATATTTAGTTGTTGTTAGTTGTTGTTAGTTATTAAATGGTGGAGGTGGGAGGATTTGAACCCCCGTCCTTAGTTCTAGACCAAGTCGATAGCCTTACACCCCCTGTTAGTTGTTTGCTGCGCGGCATCGCCTGGCGGCATCGCTACGCAGTCTCGTTTGAATGCTACGAAAATACATAGCCTTGTCTACCAAAAAAGCCCGCACCTGTAAAGGTGCGAGCTAAGTGATTAAGGAGGATTATAGTTTGAACTAGTATCACTTACCTAACTTTTTGGTATGTGGACACTCATATGTTACATACTCAATAGCGTCCGTAATGGTATCCCAAGTGATACCGTATTCGGCATCGTGGTTTTCACCGATTCGTCGCAAGACATCTCTGGCTTGCTCGATTGTTAGCTCAATATCCATGCCGTCACTGGCGTGGTCAAGGATGTCTTTAGACGTCCATGTAATGTTGATTAGGTCTGGGTTGTGTATGCTCATGGTTATAGATATTCAGCGATGATTGTGACCGCTAGCAGTATCCCGCCAACGATGATGCTCCAGAATACGATATACGCACTCTCCTCTTGCTTGTCTGTTTTGACTAGCTTGTTTTGTTTATTTATTTTCATAGTATCGTTTATTAGTTTGATGGTTGGGGTCGTAAAGCGGCATAGATTGCCTTTGAGGTTTCGCTTTTAAGTTCGTCTTCTGGTTTGTCTGTGATAGGGTCTCCCCTGTAGTCAAACTCACCTTCGCCTTCAATCATAAGGGCAAAGAAAACTTCCATGGCTTCGCTCGAGTTGCATTCAATGTCGGAAAAGAAAAACATACCGAAGTCTTCGACGGGTGTTTCACCGTCAATCCAGTTGTTTTCATCTACGTTTACCCAACGGCAACGCGGCTCGGTGTATCTGTAGGCATTTGAAGTTGCCAGGAATCTACGTTTCATAGTTTTCATAGTATCGTTTATTTTCATAGTATCGTTTATGGTTGTATCGTTTATGTTATTGGTTCGCCAGCGATTTCCAGCACCCAAAAAGCCCGCACCCTGTTAGAGTGCGAGCTTGTTTGATTTGATTAATCAATTCCTAATTCCCGTGAGAGGCGTTCTGCCTTTTCTCTTAGCCTTAGAATTTCGTTGAACGTGGAATGCTGTGCTTCCAGTTCGCGGACTCTCTTTCTTAGTTGAAAGTTTTCAACTTGAAGGTCGCTTTGATCCAATGCCCTTTCCATCTCTTCGCGGTATCGTTTCGAGGTTTCCCTTGGCCTTATATAAACGCGGATTGTTTGCGCTTCGCTAAGTGGAATACTTGGCCGAGTCCCCCAGGGCGTCCTTGGTTTTGAGCCTCTCAAGACAAGCTTGTAGTTACTTTTGCAAGCTTTGGAATCCTTGCGGATTTGATTGATTCTCTCCCACCCCTCCTCGTCGTTATTAACTTTAAAGAGATAGTCGTGATCGTATTGTTTTTCCATAGTATCGTTTTTATTAGTTGGTTTAACGGGACATCCGTCACCCAAAAAGCCCCGCCCTTTTGAGGCGAGGCCGTGAGGTTTTAGAAGTCTTGAACGATTAGCCCGCCTTCAAATTCAATTAGCGTGCTTCGGTGTTCAATGTATTCTTTTATGACTTCATCTCTCGTGAGTCTTTGGCTATCAGTAGCCCAAAACTGTTGAGCAAAATCCTGCAAGCTTTCGTATTCGCTGAACTCGCAACGCAAGGCCACGGGGTCAAACTCAATTTCCGTGCCGCAATCTTCTTCCATTTGCTCTAGGTATTCAACCAAGGCAAACGCTCCGCTGCGCGTCCAATTTGCATAGTCATCGTGAGTCAAAGCCTTGGCGCATTCGTAAGTAGTCATTTCTGTTTTCATGATATTATATATTTTTGTATTAGTTGGTTCGTAAGCGGAATGCTTACACCCAAAAAGCCCCTTAGCGAATAGCTAAGAGGCTGTATGGTTTTCCTATTGGAAGTAAAGCGGTCTTGCCCACTTTTGAAGTTCTTCAAGGGTTTTGAACTCTCTGTCATCTACTGTTATACAACAGTAATAAGGATACTCTCGCCCGTCTGGATAGAATAAGTAATGCCACCCCGTGACTTTGCACTTATGGACTTCAACTTTGTCCGTTGGTTCAATGTCGTAGGCATCGCACTCGCTTGGATCAATCTTTTCGGAATCTGCAAATAGCGAGCTAGCAAGTTTTGAGTAATATAACTTACTCTCAATCTCGCCTTGCTCCAAAACTCGTTCTGCTAGGTAATTAGAGGCCACCCGTTTTTGAGTAGTCCAATGTCCAATTGCACCTTTCACCTCGTAAAGGCGCGCTTCAAGTCTTTGAATTTGCTTTTCAGTAAGAAAGGATTGATCGTGAATTTCGTTTTTCATGGTATTGATTTATTTATGTCGGCTCTCCCTAATTTACAGACGGCTTGAGACGCCCTCAGAGTGAGGCTAGGTTACCAACTATGTCCCCCTTGCTAGGTCGTCATGCATCTCTGCTTTACCAACAGAGAGAAGCTAGCGGTAGGACTGTCAAAGAACGGAACTGCTCCCCCAAGATGCATAGTTTCCAACCCCGTGCAAGCTTTTTTATCCAGATACTTTATTTGCCCTTGTGGCATCCATTTCCGTGACTCCGTGACATCCCCCTTCTTAGCCCCTTTATACGTGGCCATTGCTCCCCGCTTGCCTTGTCTTATGGATTGAATGAGTGGAATGAGTGGAATGAATCCTTTCCGCTTCTGATAAATAAATAATTCCTTCACATAGTGCTGAACTTTGTCACCTGGTAACTCGAGTTCCATAAGCTATTGATAGCCAACGTAGAACAAAGATTAGCAAGCCCGGTAAATCTGCTAAGGGGGAGGAGGGGGTCAGCAAAATGCGCGACTAGAATCGTATATATCATCCAACGCCCCTCTAAAAAATACAAGCCTCATGGGGCTTACTATCCGAATCGTCCCCTTGTATTACTCAGTAGGGTTACTGCTCTAATGCTCCTTTGTTCCAGCGGAGATTCCGGATTCTATGTGGCACTAAAATACGTGTCAAGGATAAAATCCAATTATTTTTAATCCAGATGAAAGTAATCCTTGACATATGTGTAAGTGCTTGTCATCAAGGACATAATGAGTGCAATAAATCCTAGCCCAGAGGAGATGCGACTGGACCTAATGGCCAGTATATCTGAGAGTATTCAGGCGGTCAGCAAGGAGAAGGAGGCTATGAAGGTTAATAGTCTAAGCCGTGCTAACCCAGGGAAGGTGGCTGAGATACTTTATCACTACGCTATGGGCGAGACTCAGACCAAGATGGTACGAAAGTATAAGTTCAATCGAGATACTGTGATCTCAGTTCTAACTGATTATGCGGACCACATAGGGAAGTTCCGAGAGGTAACTGGCCGACTAGCGGCCAGGAACTACTTGAACTTGTCCTCACTGGAAGAAGACCTCATTGAGAAAGTCCGTGACCGGTTGGAGGGTGATCCAGACTTCGAGGTATCATTCCGTGACCTAAAGGAGCTGTCCATAGCTAAGGCGAATGCAGGTAGGGAGGCTTTGACGGCTAGGGGTGAAGCTACGCAGATCACGGAAGACAGGAAGGTCTTCACGCAGGATGACTACGAGGCTACCATCAAGGCAGCGAGGGCCAGGATTCAGGAAGCCAAAACTATAGAGGCAGAGGTGAAGGATGCCTAAGTCAATCACGGATCCTAGCTATGACCCGATCTACGATCAGATTCGTGGTATTCTAGGAGAGCATTTTGAGAACTACTGCTTCATAGTCATGAACGAGCAGGGTGAATTATTTTATGATTACAATCACCTACCAGCAGGGAGGATGCTCTTGCATGAGATGCAGAAGGAACTCAGTGAAGGTAACATAAACTTTGAGTGGGAGTTCGAGAATGATCCAGAGGATTTAGAGGAAGAGGAATGACCATTGAGTTCACAAAGCACCCAGCACTGGAAGCCCCTACCGATGAAGAGATAGTTATCCTAGGTGAGGCTGACCCTAAGTTGTTGGTTCAGCTCCATGAGGCTCACGAGGGTAGGATTCAGTCAGCGCAGGAGGATCCACTGCGTCACGGATTTGAGCTAAGTGGCTGGAGCCGGATGCGAAATGCCCTGAAGGACTACGACGAGGTCATTACCTTCGGCGGGAACAGAAGCGGCAAGACAACGGGATGCGCCAAGATGGTAATGGAGGCCGTGACTGAGAACATGGACGGACACGTTGTATGCTTCAGCCAAAATGCGGACACATCCATCAAGGTACAGCAGGCTGCGATATGGGAGATGATGCCTAGGGAGTTCCGCAGGAAGACCAAGAGTATCGATGGTTACATTAACTTCAGTATGCAGAACGGGTTCACGGGCAGTTCCTTTATCTTCCCGGACACCAGAACTAGGGTGGACTTCAAGACTTACACGCAGTTCAGTAATAACCAAACGATCCTAGAAGGTTTTGAGTTCGGTTTCCGTAACCCCAGCGGAATGAATATAGGAGCCTGGCTGGACGAATACTTGGGGGACGCTGCGCTGGTCAACACCCTACGCTTTCGTCTTGCGACCAGAGATAGTAAGATGCTTTTGGGATTCACGCCGATTGATGGTTACACGCCATTCGTTTCGGATTACCTCAAGGGTGCTGAGACACTGGAGACTAAGTCCGCGTCCCTATTGGACGGAGAACAAGTTCCCGTGATTCAATACAGTCCCGAACGAGATGCTGGTGTTGTATACTTGCACTCCGACGAGAACCCCTTCGGCGGTTATGACCGCATAGCCAAGGACCTAAAGAACGCGAACCGTGATACCATTATGGTTCGTGCATACGGATTACCTACGAAGTCAATGACTTCACTGCTGCCAAACTTCAGCCCAGAGGTCAATGTCCTTAGCGCGGAGCCAAACAAATACGGCATGTCCTTTCCCGACAAGGAGTCCCTCACATGGTATCAGGTAGTGGACCCCGCCTTTGCAAGAAACTATGTAGCAATATGGGCAGGGGTATCCGAGGACGAGGAGATATTTATACGAAGAGAGTGGCCGGACAGAGATACCTACGGCGAATGGGCCTTGTTCGGTGACCCGAAGTGGCGCAAGGGTCCAGCTGCGGACAAGATAGGCTACGACGTAGAGAGGTACTGCGAACTCTTTCAGGACATAGAAGAAGAACTAGGTATCGAGGTCATGGAACGTATCGGTGACTCCAGGTTCTTCGCTAAGGAGAACGAGAACAACGTGGATCTATTTACGGCTTTCTATGACTTCGGTATGAACTTCACGCCGTCCGACGGACAGCAGGAGGGTATAGGTAACACCAGCCTGGACGATTGGTTCTTCTATAATCCGAACTACGACCTTGATCCCGCCAACAGACCACGGTGCTACGTGCATGAGGACTGCGGGAATCTTATTGAGAGCATGATTAATTACAATGCAGCCGGCAAAGCCGACGAAGCACTCAAAGACTTTTTTGACCTCATCCGTTATTTGAGAATGTCAAATGGCGGTATGGGTCCGGACTACTTTGCATCCTCCGATATGGGGATCACCAGAAAACAACAAGGAGGGTACTAATGAAAATTAAACTAACTGAGTTTGCCGAATATCACGATACTGACTTCGACGAAGCTCTCAAAATAGCTAAAGAAAAACTACCGCAGGAATACATCAGCGGCAAAGGCAAGAACACTTGGATTAGCCCAGAGGGACAGGATATCCTGTGCGACGGTCTGTTCATCAACGAAATAATACCTAAACACTTCAGAGGCAAGGTGTTATCAATTTGTCCGAATCCTAGATTTAACATGGTTCACTTCGTAGAGATAGGAAAGAAGGTTCCAGTTCTATTGCCTAACAGGTTAAAGGATAGATTCTTAGGTAAGATGATCTGCTTTGAGGCAATCGAATCCGAGACAGGAGTCAGTTATCGTTATGTCAAAGGTTGATAGAACAAAGATATTTTATGATAGAAATCCTCTAACCGGACAAGTAGAGGACGAAAACCTGACGTTGGATTACAAATGGAACCAGCAGAACAGGGATCGTCTCATAATGTGGGAGACATTCAAGCGATACGTGAAGCATGAATCCAAAGTCCCCATGACAAACATAGAGTTATGTGATAAGATAGGCAGTTCTAGGACTCATCTTGCTAGCATGATTCAACTAATAAAAGATAGACTAAATGCAGAACAGTAATATTTCAAAGGCCCTCACCTATGTAGGCACTGAGCCGGACATCACAACACTTCGATACGCTTACGAGGAAACAATAACGGAGCTTGAATCCTATTTCGATTTATGTCGTACGAGCTACGACGACCGCCGTAACTGGTGGCCGGGCAAGAGCCGCGATCACCGCAAGCACGGATCCGATGCGTTTCCTTGGGAGGGTGCTAGCGATACTGAGTGCCATCTCATTGATGAACGCATAACTAAACTTGCATCCCTATTTATTTCTGCACTCAAGAGGGCTAACGTCAGAGCGTTCCCCGTGGAAAGTGGAGACATTGTTCGCAGTAAACTGGTCTCAGGTTTTCTCAAGTGGATGATCCGTTCTGGATACATCCCCCGTTTTTATAGGGAGATGGAACTCGGTGCTAACTACCTACTGGAGCGTGGACTTCTAGTCACCTACGTTGGGTGGCACATGGAGGATCGATCCTTTGAACAAGAGATTGACCTACAGCAGATCGCACAAATATCTCCAGAAATCTTTCAAGCTGTAGAGCAAGGTGAAAACGATGAAGAGTTAATCCTGCTCCTTCAGCAAGTTTTTGACGGCGTTACAGAAAAACGAGCAAAGACCGCACTCAAAGATCTACGTAAAAAAGGAATGGCGAAACTGCCCGTAGTGCGTCGTCAAATTAATTGTCCCGAAGTCAAAACCCTAGCACCTGATGGTGACTTTGTCTTCCCACCGTATGTTACTGATCCGCAACGCGCACCGTATTGCTTTTGGAAAACGTATTACACTCCACAAGAACTAGAACTCAAAGTAACAACCGATGGCTGGGATCAGGACTTCGTGGACATCATGATCGAAAGATACCGAGGCGTAAACATTGACAGCCTTGAGCGATACGAAGAAGGCCGTCGCAGCATGAGCCTAACAGATACCGCATACGAAGCTGATGAACTTATTGAAATCATTTACGGATACCAGAGACTAATTAACGAAGAGGACGGTTCCGAAGGAATTTACTGCACAGTATTTCATAAGAACTTTGATGGAGATGATGGAACTGGGACTCCCGGATATGCAAAGTTCGAGCTACTTAATGGATACGAAGACTATCCAGTAGTAGTAACACGCTTGTCCGAGGACACTAAGCGTCTATATGACGTATCCACTGTTCCCAGTATTCTTCGTGGTATTCAGAACCAAGTAAAGGTAGAGCGTGATTCACGGATTGACCGCAACAGCCTAGCAACCCTGCCTCCAATCCTGCATCCAGTAGGCCAAGCACCAAATGACTGGGGACCAGGTCGTATGATTCCATACCGCCGCAAGGGTGATCTGGACTTTGCACCAACTCCTGCGTACAACCAAGGTTCACTTGAGATGGAGCAGACGCTAATCAATCAAGCTGACAGGATGATTGGACTGGATCCGAATGATCCAATGTCTCAATCCAGACAGCAGTTCATGGTTGATAAGTATCTTAGCCATGTATCCGAGGTGATTCGTATGGCTTACAAGTGCTTTCAGAGATTCGGACCCGATGAAGTTTTCTTCCAGGTAACTGGTATCCCTGACCCTCAAGTAATAAACAAAGGGGATCCAAACGAGAACTTTGACATCATGATCAACTTTGATGTGCTTGACAATGACCCAGATACAGTAGAAAAGAAACTACAGGGGTTCGTTGCATTGAATCAACTCAATGTAAATAACCGAATGAATGTTGATGGATTACTTGATATTGCAGCCGCTAGCATTGATCCAGTCATGGCTGACGCGGTTCTACAACCTGCACAAGATGCTCAACAAGAGATGGTTAAGAATGTTACTGATGATCTTACAAAGATTTTTGCAGGTATTGAAATGCCAGCCCGGCCTACAGGCGCGCAGATTGCTATGCAAGTTATTCAGCAATACGCCCAGCAGCCTGACATCCAGCAGCGTCTACAGCAGGACGAAGCATTCCGGGGACGCATGGAAAAATACCAGGGTCAATACACCTTCCAGATGCAGCAAGCACAGAACGCCCAGATTGGTCGGGTCGGTACAGCTCCTGCACAGATGGGTGAGATTAGTACTCAGACTATGTAGTATTGTTTTATTAACAAATACTTACACAATGGCTGATAACAAAACACCCTCACAACTCGCCGCACAGCGAGTCCGCGAACAGCGTTCACAAAATTACTTTAATATGCTCTCTCTCAATGAGGGTAACAAGCCCAAGGTCTACAAGGACAGTAAGGGTAACCGCACCATAGGGATTGGCTTCAATCTAGAAGATGCGGCTAATCGCAAGTTCCTCAAGCGGGAGGGTATTGACATCAATGAGTTATTTGCTGGTAGACCGTTGAGCGAAAGAGAAACAAGGACCCTCTATAACCATAGCCTCACTCAAGCATTCAAGGACGCTCAGTCCTATGATCCTGATTTTGCTAAAAGACCAGAAGCTGTCAAGATGACTTTAGTTGACATGGCCTTCAATCTTGGTTTAACAAAACTAAATAAATTTGTGGACATGAAGAAAGGTCTTATGAACAATGACTACAATACTGCAGCTGACGAAATGGTTGACAGTAACTGGTACAAACAGGTAAAGTCCAGAGGTCCTAGAATGGTGGACGTAATGCGTTCCGCAGCAAAATAATATGAATATCCAAGACGACATAAAGACACTTCATAACTACGAGGCTTTTGCTAGGTTCATGAAGATGGTTCATGACCTCAGAGAAGAGGCCATCGAGGAACTGCACGAAGCTAGCAGTGACAATATTCAACAAATATCCGGACGGA